TGGTTTGCGACGCAAAGCAGGTTGGCGGCGATCGCGCGCACGCGGTCACGGAAGGCCGGCGAGACGCGCCGCCCCCAGGCGAGTGGGTCGGTCATTGAAACCTCCATCAATGTCAGGCAATTAGGAGGCCGAGGTGGGTCCCCCGCCTCGCTTCTCCATTAACCTTGGCCCCGTGCGCTCACTTGAGCGGCGGGGTTTCTTTCAAGGGCCTTTGATGCCGAACAGCACGCGGCCGGCCGCCTGAAGGCGTTCGGTGAGCAGGTCGCCCATCACCGCCTTGCCGATCGACGGAAGGCTGGACGCGACTGCGGCGAAGCCGATGCCGATCCAGAAGGCGAGGCCGGGGCCGATGTCATGGTCGCTCACCGTCACCACAGTGCCCAAGACCGAGAGACCGGTGAAGCAGGTCCAGTTGATGAAGGCGCGCCGCTTGAACATGGCGAAGCGCACCATCAGGCACGCGGCTGTCCCGATCACGGCTGAAGCTAGAGGGACGCTCATCCCGATCACGCAGACGGTGCCGGGCACGACGGCGGATGCGCACCGCGTGATGGTGTCGTTCAATGATGCCCCCATGCCCCTTTCGCCACGGCAATCAGCGACGCGCAGAGGAGGATCATCCCCAGGATCGCGAGCGGTTTGCCGAGGCGGTGCCATTGTTGCCACGGATCGATTTGTACCGCGCGCTGCTCGACCGTCGTCAGCGCCAGCACCATCCGCGAGTATGTGACGTTGAGAATGCCCGTCCACAGGATGACGCCGGGCAGCGATATGGTATCGGCCACCCGCTTGACGGTGAGGATGACCCCCATCCAATAGCCCGTCACCTCGCCGTAACAAGTCAGATAGACCACCTCGGGGAAGCAGCGGACCACGCCGACCAACGACAGGAGGCCGATCATCGTGCGGAACAGGAACAGCACCGATAGCGGGTGCGACCGATACCGATCCGCATAGAGATCGACCACCATCCAGCGCAGGTTGATGGCGTTGATGATGCCGATCGTGATGAGGCTGGCGAGCGCCGATCCGTAGAGCCATGGGTTCCCGTCGAAGCTCGGCGGGTACGGCGAGATGGTCGTACTGAGCGCGGCGACCTTGGCCGCGATGCCCGAGGCGGCCGTCACGGAATAGTGCTCGGGTTCGTCGGAATTGTGTCGCCGTTGTAGCGGCCGCCAGTCCCGAATGCGGCCTGCCACAGGGCAAAATCAAGAGCCTCGACCTGCGCATAGGTTCGCCCGGACACCGTCAGGTCTTCCAGATAAGCGCGGTAATCGACCCGACTACCCGCCTTGTTCTGATAGGTCGCTCCCCAAGGGGAGACGACACCATGGATTGAGAGGTTGCAATACAAGAAGGTGGGGCTTCCGGAATGCGCGGAAACGCCAACTGAGAGAAAGCGATTCCCGAGAGTAGTCCTGAAATTCGATGCTGGCGAAGAGTCAAGCCCCAGTCTTTTCCCGCTGCTGGTAAGCGGTAGTGTACCTCCGCTGCTGACCGCTTCCGGTTGACTGAGAGCAATGAGAGCCGTCGTGTTTTGCCCAATAATCATCTCGCCAGGATCGACGTCGGCTGTTGCCGCGCGTGTCAGCCTGTCCCATCGGCTAATATAATAACTGTGGTCCAAATTAGCTTGGAGATACGCTTCAATTGCCGCCGGGCCACGCGCTGCCCATCCCTGCTGGACCTGCGCATTCGTCTGGGAAACTATGACATGAATGCCACCGAGCGTCGTGCGCTCGGTAAGCATCTGATTTGCCACGTCAGCGCCGCTGGCCACCGCGAACGGGTTTGAACGCGATAAGGCGAGCGAATTTACATCTCCGCTACCCAAAAGAGCCGCCGCGCGCTTCCATGCGATATTCGGGATCGATGCACCGGAAGCTGGAACGCCGACCACCGGATTTGCACTATGCGCCGGCTCATAAAGGACGAGCGAACCCGGCACGAGCAGAGAATCATCGTCGTCAGCCCACGGCAAGGTCGGATCGGGATCGCCGGCATAGGGCAGCGCAAAATCAAGGCCATACGTTGCCATGGTAGTCTTCTCCTTCAAGCTGCAATGAGGGTGGGGAACCAGCCTTTGGCGTACATCTTGCGGTAGACGCGCAGCGCCTCCAGCGCGTAGCCAAGGTTGTTTCGATGGAGCCAATCGCCGGTGGTCGCCGAAGCGGCGCTGAGCATGCCGGAGGGCATCAACGGATTAGCCGTGCCGTTGGAAAGCGTAGCCCCCGAGACCGTCAACGCCGTGCTCGACTTCGCGATCGTCACGCTGTTGCTCGCGGTACCTGCGGCGGTCGATGCGATGTTGCAGCGGGTCGTGCCGAGAATATCGGTCCCGCTAACCGCCGTCACACCAAGCGATGTGGAGTTCGCGTTGATGTAGCTCGCCAGGCTCGCCGCAGTGGCTACGGCATCCGCGCCGATGGTGACCTGCGCCCCGACGGCGCCGCTCGCAACGAACGTGATCGTCGACCCGCCGAGCGAGACCGTGTCATTGGCCGTCGGGTTGGCGGTGAAGGTCCACCCGCCGCTGGCTTTGCCCGCGAGATCGGCAGCGTCGGTATGGAAGTTGGAATAAACGCCGTAGCTATCCGGCACGAAGCCAATAGCGGCCATTTCCTCCGTTGTCGGGGCAAGATTGGTCTCGACATAACTATCGCCGTAAGTGCTCGCGAGAGTGGCGTTGTATGCCATGAAGGTCGTCTGGGTTGAGGTGCCGGCTTCGGTCGGACCATTCTGGATCGAGAGCACCAAGAGACGCTTATAATACGTCTTGAGGTAGGCGATCATCGCCGCGAGATCGGTGGGGAAACTTCCGCCGTTGCGCCCGGCCTTGTAGATGCCGGTTCGTTCTTGGGTCTGCGCACCCAAGTCGGTGATGAACGGCGTGTTGGCCGGGCAGTTGACTGCAGATCCTGCCGTCGTCCGCGTGAACGTATAGGGAGCCGTGCCGATGCCCGAAGTCGGCGTCCCGCTCAAAACTCCGGGAACACCGGCCAACGTGCCGGTCAGCGCCAAACTTCCGCTGGTCCCGCTGTTATAGAGCAGATCAGTGGAATATGCTGAGACGGCCACCGCCCCACTTGCCGGTATTTGGTTGCCGGTGACGCTGATCAGCGCGGGAATGCCATTTTGTCGGGCGGCGATATGCGTCGATGTCTGGCCACCAACGCCGCGATTGTTGATCGTCACGGTTACGCCGTTGGCGTTCATCCGATCCGACAGCTGCTTGGGGTATGATCCCTGTCCAGGCCCGCTGCCAGTAGACCCCGCTCCCGCAGTGAGGCTGTCGCCCCAGCAATCTATGACCGCGAGATCACTGAATGCGCGCCAGGCGGCACCGCCCTCGACCGGGACATGGAGATGATAGTTCAGCGCGTCGACATAGTAGATGACGTGACCATCCGCCGTCACCGCTTGCACGGTAGCGTTGTAGGTGCTGCCGGACAGCCCGTTGAATTGATGCATGTCCGACTTGCGGATGCTGCGCACCCGCTTCTTTGATGTCGCCGCGTCGACATAGGTCGACACCACATAGCTGGCCGTATCGACCAGTGTGAGCAGGCCACCGCCCAGGCGATCGGTCAGGTTGACCGTCGGCTGATCGTTCAGCTTGACGTCGGCCGGCAAGGTCATGCGAGTGAAGAACATGCCCGAGGCATTGCTCCACTGACCAAGCAGGCGATGTCCAAGGCGGAAGCGGAGCACTCCACCCGCCTCAAGCGGGAGGCGTGCGAGGTAGCTTCCCAGGCCGGGAGGCACCAGCCGGGTCACGATGTTCGCGCTGAGATCGTCGTCGACCTTGGCGCTAGCCGGCAAGGTCATGCGGCGCGGATAAAGGCCATTGATGACGTCGAGGGTCGCCAGCAATCGATTACCGACCCGCCAGCGCATCGCACCTTTGCTGGCCGTCAGCTCGGCCGGCAATCGTTTGAAATTCGAGCCGATGGCGCCGGCCAACAGCCGTTGGCCGAGGGAGATCGACGTGTTGTCGTCGATAGTGGCGTTGGCCGCGATGCGGAGCTTGCGAAAGTAAAAGCCGAGCGTCGCATCGAAGGTGCCGTATAGGCGGTTGCCGACCCGAAACCTCCAACTGGCCTGACCGCCCGCCTCGGTCGTGAACTTCCTGATCGGCGAGGCAAGATAGGCAAGCGCGGACGCCCAGGCCATAGCCGACTTGCTGGTCGGATCGCTGGGGTCAGGGTTGCCAGTGGACTGAGCCCACGCCTTCGATAGGGCCTCGGCCGTCTCCGCGCCGGTCTTAGCCGTTTGCGCGGCCGTGACCTTGCCATCGAGTGCCGCGGCATCGGCACCGGTGAGCCCGGGGCCGCGCAGGCCAAGCACCATCGGGGCGGTAATCGTCTCGCTCATTTCGTCACTCCTGGCGAAACAGTGAAGGTGCCGCTCGACAGGATCTCGGAGATCCCATCGGCATAGGTGATGCGGATGTCGAAGGCGAAGGACTGATCGTCGCCAGCCTCCGGCGTGTTGAGACCCGGCAGCGCGGCAAGTTGCGTGGGTGTGAAGCCCTCTCCGAGGTCGAGCGTGAGGATGCGGACTTCGTCGTCACCGCCCTCTGTGCCACTCTGAAGCGCGTCGCTGAAACTGATGTTCGCGAGCGCGAGGAGTGCCGCGCCGTCAGCGCCGGCATAGAGGCGCAGCTGCATGGCGATCGTCGCGTCCGTCAGCGGCAACGCCGCCCCCGGATAGGGATAGACGAGTATCGGCGCCCACGTCGCATTGCGCGACGCGGTGAACGTCTGTGTGACTGGCATGGAGGCCCCTAAATCAGCCGTCGCTCCGCTGGACGGCAAGGCAGGTGAAAGCGGTCCCGGTGGTTGGCGCACCGAAGGGATTGAAGCCGGTGAGGGCGGAGACGATCGCGTTGACGCCCGTGATCACGGCCGTGAGGATGCCGGTGACGGTCAGAAGGGTCGGCAATGTCTGCGTGCGCCAGGCGCGGACCACGCATCCCGAGTAAGCTCCGGTCCCGTCGGTGATCCAGCTATCCACCCGGAAAATGGCAGGCTGCGCCGACATCACACCTGTCTGAGGTGGGACTTCGGTGAAGATCGCCGCCGGGAAGGTCGGGAAGGTGCGGGTGAACGTGATCCTCGCCGTTCCGTTCGATCCGATCACATGCGAGGTCGGCGCGGCGCCGGTGTTGCCCGTGCTGCTCGTCAGGCGAGGATGGACGTGATCGCCGCGCGCATAGGGCGACATCGCTCCAGCTGCGCCTGCCGTGCCCTCGGGAGGAGGTACGGACGTGGACGGCGCCGGGATCGAAGAGGCGTCCGCCTTCTTCGCCAGCGCCGTGCTGACTGTCGCCGCATCCGCCTTGCCGGATACCGCCTGCTGCAGCGCGGTCACCTGGGCCGTGACATCCGCCGGCGCGAACACAGGAACCATCTTCCCGGCGACGCGCCGGACCATGATCGCGAGTTGGCCGGGCATCAGCTGATCACCGCGCTGGCCGGCATGGCCGGATCGCTGGGCGTCCCGTCGGCAGCGTAGGCGATAGCCGAATAATAGCGCGTGCCGGGCGAGGCCGAATAGGTGCCCGAGAAGGTGGCGCCGAGACCGATGACGATCCCGGCCTCAATTACCGTCATGGCCGTGGGATTGTTCGTCGCCCCGCCGAGCAGGTCGATATGATCGAACGGCGTCGACTGCGGTGCGCGCACCGTCACCGCGTTCGACCCGACACCGTCCTGGGCCGACACGGATGGAGCGGCCGGTTTCGAAGGCTGGGAAATGGAGAGCACGCCAGCGGTCACCGGGCCGAGGATGAGGCGGTCCCCTGTCACCCCTCGGATGATGTAGCGGATGCCCACATCATAGACGGTGCCCGGCGACACCGTGCCGATCAGCTTGCGGGTGATGTCGGCAGGGTCAGTCGACACGGTTTCCCATCCCGCGTCATCGGCCTGACCTGCGACGTGCAGACGAAGATCGAACACGACATCCGAAACCGCGGTCACGTCGACAGCGCCATCGACCTCGATCGCCGGGACAGAGCCGCCGCTTGATGACAGGGTGGTGCCGTTAGCCGACCACGCGGTCGCGAGCGGCGCATAGACGTAGGTGTCGTAGATGATCGTCGCGGTCGGCGGAGCGACACCCGTCTGGCCGAGCGCGAAGGCGTGCTTCCCGTCCGTCTCGGACACGAGGGTATAGGTCACGGTGCCGGTCTGGGCATCGAGATCCCGGCCGGTGATCAGCGCTTTGATCAGGAACCCGTCTTCGGGGTTGAAGGTGACGCAGTCGCCGATGCGATAGTTCAGCCACCAGGGGCCGAGCGGGACGGTGCCGGGGCCGGCCTCGCGCGCGTCGCAGACGTCGTAGGCGGCAAGCTGCGTCGCCTGGTCGACGTCCTGGACGAGCGAATATTGCACCTCCTTGGTGCGCTCATCCCCGTCGATCGCGACATAGTCGGCGACGATGATGCCGGCAGCGGTGACGGTTTCCCAATCGTGCGCCTCCGAACGGTACATCGGGATAATGCCGTTGATGCGCGACCGGCGCGGCTGGGTGCCGGCGAAGGTGCAGTCCCCGACGATGTCCGCGCCCGTGATCGTGGCGAGGCTGACACGGGGGTAGCGGTTGAGGCAGACGATGATCCCGCCGACCAGCGCGGGCTGGGCGCCGCCCGCCTGCAGGATCGCCTTGAGGCTGGACCACGGCGCGTCCGGCCGCGTGACCACCTGGCCGCCGATCTTCCAGTTCCGGGCGTCGTCGAGGTTCGCGCCCTCCACGAAGCTGGCGACGTCGATCTCCTCGATCTTGGCGCCGATGCCGCAGACGCGCTTGCCGTTCTGGTAGCGACCCATCGCCCAGGTGAGGCCATGGAGGTGCGGGTTCTCGCTGTAGACGTAGGTGGATTCGTCGAAGGCCCGGCACGCGCCCGAGCCGCCCGGATAGGTGCTGTCGAGGCGAGGATCGTAGACGAAGACGCCCTGCAGGATCCAGAACATCTGCGGCTCGGTCGTGAGCGTGTTCTTGCCCTTGCCGTCATACTCCATCGTGTTGAGCACTGCCGCCAGCCCGGAGAGCTTGGCCGTGGCGTTGTTCCAGTCCGGAAAGACGCCGACAATCGGCTGCAGCGCCACGGGTTCGGGACAAAGCCCTTTCTGCCAGCGCTGGTAGATGCGCGTGCTGTAAAACCCGCTCGGCGGGGTGCCGTTGCCGCCCGGAAACGCCAGCGTCGTCTTGTTCGCGAAGCTCGCCTCAAGGGCGTTGATCGTGCAGACGGAAAGGACCGTCACGAAATGCTCGTAGGTGTTCTTGCCGCCCGAGCCGCGCTTACCGATGATGTTGCCCGACGTGCCGGTGCGGCCCATCACATAGGGCACGCCCGCATAGGGATCGGCTTTCCACTTCGTCTGCGACCCGCCGCCCGACGGCTGCGGCGCGATGGCCGCCAGCGCGCTGACTGCGCCCAGAGCGACGATGCCGCCGAGGATCGCGGTTGCCGCCGTCGCCGAGATGCCCAGCGTGCCGATCGTGCCGGCGGCAAGATACGAGAATGTCATCGCGGCCGAGAAGCCGGACGCGACGCCGGCCGTCACGACCGCGAGGGTGACCGCCGCCACGACGATCGCGGCGACCTTGATGATCTTCATACCGGCACCCGCCAGGCGCTGACCGGGTTGAGGAGCCGGAAATGCGTTCCGTGCGGCGCTTCCTCGACGAAGCCGACCACAACGGCGTTGCCCAGATAGACGGTGAGCGCATCCATCGCCCCGACGCTTGGCCCGGCGATGATGTCGCCGGTCCACGCGCAAGCCGGCGAGATCCGCTCCATACCGTCGAGATGATCGAGCTGGTCCGCCAGCGAGGTGAAGCCGAGGCGACCGATGGCGCGCCGCGCGCCGATCGCAGTATTGTAGACGCCGAGCTTCGCGCGGATCGCGCCGATCGCCTTCGTCAGCTTGGGAAATTGTTCGAGGTGACTGAGCGCCATCTGGCCACAGTCGCCATCGCCCCAGCCGAACGGCTTTTCCATATAGGCGTCAAGCGTCGCCTGCGCGTGATCGCGCCTGACGACCAGATGGTGCGTCATTCAGGTCCTCTTGTACGTGATCTGGCCGATCGACGGGATGTCCGTGCGGGTTTCCACGGCCGTCAGGTCCAGCTTTTGGCCCCAGGGAACATAGGTTTCGACGTCGGTGACGAGCGACAGGCCGGTCTCTCCCGGCCATACCGACTGGTGCCAGCTGTCCGAAAGGCGCTTGCCTTCCTCGGTCTGGAACATGCGCTCGCCGACACCCGTGACGTTATATTCGAGGCTCCGGGTGTTCTTGCCCCACTTGATGATCGGCACGTCCAACTGCCCAGTCTGCAGCACGTAGGTCCCGGTGCAGAGCCCGGTCTGGATGTCGAGGACACCGATCGAGACCGTCACCTGAGAGCCTTGGACCTCTGGCCGGACAAGTTCCGCGAGCGATGCGCTCGACGACGGCAGGAGCGTGATCGTCACCGCCTTCGATTTGTCGCCGACGCTGTCCCCGAGGTTCTTGATGCTGTCGAGCACGCCGTAGGTCGGATCGCGCCCGACGAAGAGCCTGTTGCCGACCATGACTTGGCCCGATCCGTCGAGCAGGAAGATGTCGTGATCGGGCAGGTTGACCTCGACCATTCCGAACAGGAGCGGTCGCTCGCCGCGCATCGCCGCGGCGAGTTCTGGTGACAGCTGGGACATATTTGCTTATGCCTTCTCCGCCTGCCGTGCAGCGGGACCGTGCAATTGTTGATTGTAGCTCAGAGCCTAGAGCGTCGCTTGAGACACAGCGGAGGTCGGGGGTGGCGGCAATTCCCTCAGTCCAGCCGAAGAGGTGAAAGACGGTTCGGGACGAGCACGGCAGGCGCCCGAATTATTCGTCCTCCGTGATTGTGATCGTGCCGAGATCTGTCCACGGAGCCGTCTCGCGGCTCCATGACACCTCATTGCCGCTCAGCGATCCCTGGATCATCGGCCGGCCGAACTCGCAGACGTCTTCGTCAGCTGGCAGGACGCGAAGCATAGGGAAGATGGGCATCGCCGTGGCAGCGCCATTCGCATCGAGGATCGTCTGCGCGGACGCAAAGTAGAGGTAGCGCTTGCCGTTCGTGACGATGCTGAAGGCCTGCCCCTCCCTGATCGCATAATATGGCGTGCCACCCTTGATCTTGAGCGCCATGCCGCTCTGGCCGGCGCCGTCGACCACGATCGCGCCGGGCGCGCCCACCTTGAAGCCGTCCTGGCCGAACGGAAGCAGCGCGCCGAACAGCTTCGCCATGCGCAGCCGCGCCGACCAGATGCGGCCGAGCGGCTCCGTCCGCATCTTTGGCAATGTGAAGTCGAGGGCATGTCGCGTTCCGAGGCGCATGATGGTCTGGACAGGGCCGCCAAGCGTCGGCGTGAGGGCGCCGCCCCAATCCATCATCTTCGGCTTGTCGGTCTGAAGAGCGGGCTTCGCCGGCAGCAGGATCGGCCCCGTCATTGCGGGATCGCCGAATAGGCATCATCATGCCTGTCCTCGGCCGCCTGTCGAGCACCACCGATGATGGCGGCTTGCGCGTGGCGCGCCGAAATGTCGCTGACGACCGGTCGGAACAAGGCACCCTCCTCGACCTGGACGAGAATGTGGGCGGGCGAAGCGGACATGCGTGGTGCCGACAGGGTCCGAATATCCGATGGGGACAGGTCAGCCTGCCGCAGATCAGAGGGAAGGCCGCCGTCAGCGAAGCCTCGGAATGTGCCTTTGTTCATCTGATCGATGATCGGCCACCACTGCTTCACGGCGCGCTCGTTGGCGATGCCTTCGCCGTTTGACACCCGGATCAGCTTCCTGCCAGCGAGGGCGAGGATGCTGTCCGATCGGCCGCTGCCCGGCCCGCGAATGACGCCGTTGAGGACTGTAGCACTGGCGCCGGTGGCGAAGCCCGGTATGCCCCCATTCGCGAAGCCGCTCGCCTTACCAGATGTGAGGCCGCCGTCCTTTAGGCCGAAGCTAAAGAGCGACAGAATGCCCTTCTCGACGGCGAGCTTCGCCATCTCCATCAGCATGCTCGCAACCATCTTGCGGACCGCCTGAGAAGCGGTCTCGCTCTTGTCCGCGATACCGACAAGATTGTCCTCAAGGCTGTTCAGGCCGGTGACTTCGAGGCCTTGGAGGGCGTCGCCCATGTCGCCGACATTGGCCTTCAGGCGATCATGATACTGATCGAGTGGGCTCTGATACTGCTTGGCGAGGTTGGTGCGCTGCTGGGCCTCAATCGCGGGCAGGTTCTGCGATTCCTGGACGGCGCGCGCGGCATCGTCGGGGTCCTGGGCGGCGTTGTTGATGCGCTGGGAGATGCCGGCGCGCGTGTCTTCCTGCTGCTTCGCCAGCGCCTGCTGAGCGAGGCTATACTGATCCTTGCGCCCGATCGCGCCGCGCTGCTGAAGGTCGAGGAGCGTGAGGTCGGATTGGATCTGCGTGCGGGTGGCAGCCAGCTGCTGGTCGAGCAGTGCCGTCATCTGCTCCCGCTTCGCCCGCTGCTCCTGCAGCTGCTCGGTCATCCCGTAGACGACCTTCAGCTGGAGCGCTTCTTGTTCGGACAGGCTCCCGGCCTTCACCTGGTCGTCGAGCGCCTTGTCCCGGCCGTCGAGATCGGAGCGGAGGCGCGCGACCGAAACCTGATAGCGCTCCTCTGTCGTCGTGCTCAGGCCGAGCATCGCCTCAAGGTAGGAATTGTTCGCCTCGCGCAGCTGGTTCTGGAATGCGCGATCATCGTTTGCATCCTTGCGCGTGGCGCTCTGCTGCCGGCGGGCCAGAGTGTCTGCCGAAGGCCCCTTCGGACCCCAGGCGACATGATAATGGTCGCCCTCGTCCAGCCGCTCGGACAGGTGGACGCCCTGCTGGGCGAAGGCCTCAACGATCTTAGCCAGCGTCATGCCAGCGGACTTGGCGATGTCGAGCGCCTGGCCGCTCTCATGCATCGAGGTGCCGGGTTTCGCCGCCAGCGGCCCCTTGCCGGCCTTGTACCGGTCGTACAACACCTGCTGCTCGGCGGTGCTGCGATAGGTGCTGGTGATCCGGCCGCCGATGCCGTGAACGATGTCCTCGGCCTGGCCAATGTCGATCTGCCGGCCAGACTGGCGGTTATCGTTCGCCGCCGTGCGCTCTGCCGCCTTCTTCGCCTGCGCGACCTTGATCTCGGCCGCCTCTTGGATCGCGTATTTCGAGAGGACGCCGGCAAGGGCAGCAGCCAGCTTGTCGTTCGACTGCGCGGCCTCGCTCGCCGCGTCGGCGAGATGCTTATACTTCTGCCGGATCGCCTCGATCGGATCAGCGGCCGCTTTCGCCGCCTCGGCCGCCTCGGCGATCTCGCTGTTGCGGATTGCCGCTTGGGAATCGTTGATCAACGACTGCTGTTCGTTCGCCTTCCCGCGCAGCGCCGAGATAGTCGCAGCCCTCGTCGCCTGGGCGCTTTCGTCGAGGGGAACGGGTGCGGCGGCAAGCGTGTTCGCCTGCTGCTTGAACTGGTCGCGGCGGCCGGTCGCCTCTGCAATGCGCTGACGAGCCGAAGCAATCGCCCTGCGGGCTTCATTGCTATCGTTGTCCTGCTGACGCTTCTTTTCGTCGTTGTAGTCGCGGATCGCCTTAGTCGCGGCTTCCGTCCCGAACTTCTCGGCGCTGAGCGCGTCGACCAGCGAGAGCGTTTTGCCCTTCAAGGTGTCCGACGCCTCACCGGCGCTGAACAGGTGTTCCGCAAGCGGGATCAGGGCCGCGACGCCGACGCTGATCGCCAAGCCCCAAGGGCCGCCCATGAAGGTGGCGAACTTGCCCATGGCGCCGCCGGTCGCGTTCGTGGTCGCCGCGTAGAGGGTCATCGCCTCCGTGATGCGCCCCATCTCCATGGTCAGCGCGCGCACTGGCGACTGGCCTGCAGCGATCGAGTCCGAGAATGACCGGACAACGTGCTCGGCAATCATGCCGGATGCGCCCATGCGGGTATGTGATGCGGCAACCTCTTCGCTTGCATCTGCGACCGGGCCGAGTGCACCCTGCAGGCGCTTGAGGACGAGCACCTGTTGCTCCATCCCGACGACGCTTTCCTTCGATGCCAAGGCCTGCGTTTCCAACACGACGGCCAGTTCGCGGTCGGCGGTTGTCACGGTCGCGCTGGTGGTCACGTAGCGCATCTGCGCATCGGCCATGTCGCGATATACCTGCGCGGTATTGCGCGCGGTCGCGAGTTGCTGCTCGGCGGCCTGGACATTGCCGGTGACCACTGAAGCGGCCGACATCGGCTTGGACAGGGTGCTCTCGGCATTGGCGCGGATATTCGCGAACGCTTGGCGGTAGGAAGCCTCCAACTGCCGGGCCGATTGCACCAGATCGCCGCCGCCCAACTTCTTGAAATTGTCGGCGACGACCTGCTGCATGTTCGCCGCGCCGGCGCCGATCTCGGCTAGGCTGACCTTGGCAACCTTCGCGGCCTGCTGGAGCCCGCTGGCGCTACCGCCGACCTGGAGAAACAGGTTTTGGGTCGTGGTGCCACGCGCCATATGCCTCTCCCCAACGCGAAAAGACGGCTCAAAGGCCGCCTATCAATTTCAATTTTCCGTCAGTGTTTGTAGAGCGCGGCGCCGCTAGAACGCGCTATCGGTCCTGCAATCAACCAAGGAACGCGAATGCCACAGAAGATATTTGGACTGATCTTCTTTGGACAGCGCATATTCGGCAGTTTCGTTATCAATCCGGCACATCGCCGCCTTGTCGCCAGCGTCATGGGCCATTTGATATTTCCGATCGGCGTCGGCGAGCCGGTCTGCACATGCAGACAAGCAGAAAAGCACGCCGATGACCGCCTTGCGCACGTATTCCTCCAAGGAGATGCGCGGCAAAGTTAGACCGGGAGCGCTCTCGACGCAATCACCGCTGCTGCAAGGCTTTGTTCGCCCCTTTCCGGGCATCGATCATCGCCCAGAACTCATGCGGGGTGGATACCCAGAACTGCTCGGCTGACCAGCCGAAGGCTTCCATCGCGACGCCGCACAGGCGACGCCAGCGCGCATCCGGATCGTCCGTTACGTCGCCGACGTCGCCTTCCGTTCCCCCGAGGCGGTGCGCCCGCCCGTCGCCGCATCGGTGAGCAGGACAACCAGCTTGGCGGCGGCGTGGGGAATGCCGGCCTCCATGATCAGTTCCTCGATGCGCTCGGCACTGACATGGCGGGTCGCCTCATCCTTCGCGCCGGCCCGGATCATCTCGGCCGCGATGATGCCGAGCATCTCGATCGTGAGTTCGCCCATATTGGCAAGCTGGACGAGCGCCAGCACGCCGTGTCCGGTCTGCTGCTCGATCAGCTTTAGCGCGGTGTGACCGGGGCGCAGGAGATAGGTCGCGCCGTCGAGGACAAGATCGTCCTCGCCGCGCGTCTTGTTCCCCACGCTCGGCCCCTTGGGCTTTGGCGCCGGCTTACGCGACGACGGGCGCTTCGCCATTTGGCGTCTCCTGCTTGAGTAGCGCGATGACTTGCTGCCGGATCGCGACGACATCAGCCGCGGCGATCTGTTCGGCCAGCTTTGCGACTGGAATCGCCGTTGCCAGCATCGGCGCGAGCGCCTTGGCGATCTGGAGCGGGGTCGCGCCGCGCGCGGGGTTAGAAAGCATCGCCACATGCTCGGCCGCGTTGCAGCCGGTAGAGGCGACGAGACGCCGATCGAGATCAGCGGGGCGGGAGGCGTCGAGCGCCTGGTCTCCGATCTGGATGGTCATGGCTCAGGCCAGCTGGTCCACGGTCGGCGCCTCGGCGAGCGTGAAGCTGACCTTCACGTCCACGGTGCCATCCTTGTTGAAGGTGCGCCCGGTGATCGCACCATAGACCGACGCCGCGAAGATCGCGTCGGCGACGAGGCCGGCGAGACCGCCCTTGCGGATCTGGAAGCCGAAGGCGACGCCTGCGTTGCACTGCGTCTCCAGTCGCGTGTAGCCGTTGGCGTCGGGCAGCTTCACCTTCACGTCGAGTTCGCCCTTCCAGGCGATGTTGCCGTAGGCGCCGGTGTTGAACCCCTCGGTCGTCTTGTCCGAGGTGTCGATCTCCTGCGGGTTGCGGGTTTCCGTGAAGGTCCCCTGGCCCTTGATCGGATTATACTGATCCGGCGTGGCGCTATCGATCCACGCCAGATACTGGTTGCCGAGAAGAACGGCCATCGTCAGTCTCCTTGATTGTCCGGTTCAGGCCGGTTCCGCACACACTTCCCACGTCGACAGGCCGGCGAAGGTCACGCCGTCGGTTCCGGTCGATGTATCGTCGTCGAGCCAGTCGATCGGCCCGCAAAAGGTCACGCCGTCGATGTCGTCGGGCACTTTCCCGAACAGGCCCCAATAGGCGGCGTTCATCATCGTCAGCAGGCCGCGCCGCTCTTCGCCGCGATAGACGAAGTGGACATCGACGGTGACGCGCTTGCTGGTGTCGAGCTTCCCCCCCAATGGCTCGGCGTTCATGTCGCCAACCATGGTGAAGGGCGGTTCGGTGCCCTGCGGGATCGACTGAAAAACCTGCGGATAGCCTGCCGCGATCAGCGCTGCCTTGAGCTTGAGAAACACGGCATCCTGCACAGCTTGGAGGACGTCGCCGGGCGTGGTGGGATCATCCGCCATCAGCCGCTCGCTCCCGCACGCTGGAGGACCTTGGTCCAGAAGTCGGCAAGGCCGCTGTCTGCGTTGAGCGCGGCCTCTTGCGCCTGAGGTGTTTCGATGAATGGTCGTGGCGGAGCCGACGGGACCTTCATCGTATAGGTCGCGAGGATGTCCTCGGAACGCTTGCGGCCCCGCGTCGATCGGAGGCGTCCGCCGAAACGGCGGCGGCGCTGGACGGTGACGACCTGCCCCCGCCGGCCAAACTCCACGAAGCGGCCATAGAAGAGATTGGACCGCTTGCTCGACGCGGCGTCGGCCTTGCCGACGATGCCGATACGGATCTTATGACCGCCGGACAGCACCTGCACCGACAAGCCGCGCCACAAATCTCCGGTACGAACCGCGACATCCTGCTTCTGCGCTGCCAGCACGGCCGCGCCCATCTTCGGCAGGACGCTGATCAGTTCGTCGTCCGATGCCTTGGGCAGATTGTCGAACAGGGCCATGGCCGCCGCCTGTCCCTTCAGGACCTCATCCATTGGGGAGCGGCTCAACGGATTCGGTATCCGCCTGGATGATCTCGCTCTCGCGAAGTCCGTCCTGATCGGTCACCGACCGGACGTTGAGCGTGATCGTGCCATAGCGCAGCTGGTCGGTATCGACGATACCCGAACCGAAGCGGACAGTGATCTTGAAGAACTGGACCCCCTGCACCGCCTGAGCGAGCAGCGCCTCGCGGCCATTCTGGCCTAGCACCTCGGCCCAGAGCGTGGTGACCTTCACCCACGCGACGGTGCGACCGCCGAGGCCGTCGTCGACCTTCTGCTTGCGCCACACCTCGATGCGATGACGCAACCGGCCCGGGCTGAGCGACATCAGATGACCTTCCTCTTCCACTTGCGCAGGAGATCGGCAACGGCGAGCTGGACCTCGACGGACACAGCGCGCGCACCGACCTCGACCGCGTTGCGGTTGGTGTAGAAATGCGAGGTGAGCAGCTTGACCGCCTGCATGACGGCGGGCGGCACGTCGGCCGGCGTCGCATAGCCGGCGGTGACCGAGATGCTGATCGCACCAGCGAGCGCGGCCGTCAGCGGCCAGCGGGTGCCGACGATCGGCGAGACGCTCACCGGCCGGGCGGCGAGGTTGGTGAACCAGCCGCCGGTGACGATCTGCTGCGTCGCTCCGGAGCGATCAAGATAGGAGATGCTGTTCACGCTGGCGATCGGCCAGCTGCGAAGCTCGACCGCGCCAAAGAGCCGGCTGGGCGTCTCGACGACGGTGCGACGGGTCAGGACGAGGACGGTGGTGTCCTCGATAAAGCCCTGCGCCGCGGCGACGGCGTCGGTGATGAGGCTGTCCTCCGCGCTCGAATCGACGCGGAGATGGAGCTTCGCGGCTTCGAGGGAGAGGATAGGATCAGCCATGCGTCACCTCGGCGCAGGGAGGAACCGGCGGCCAAGGGGACAGGCCGCCGGGCTGGGAGATCAGGACTTCGACTTCGAGGCCTTGGCGGCCTCTTCCTCGGCCTGGACGACCTGCGTCGGCCGGGGATCGTTGAAGTCGATCTTGTTCATGTCCGCCGTGGTGTTGGCACGGGGATTGTTGTCGACGGCTGGGTGATCCGGATCGACGTCGGGGACGATCTGGACCGGCGCGCCGGAGGTGCTGAAGGTGGTCGCCGCCGGGATGTCGGCGGCGCCGGAGGTGTCGAGGTCCGCCGCATTGGCGACGTCGGTGCTCTTGCTGGTCTCGGCCATGATGATGTCTCCTGACATGGCAGATGGGAGGGAATGGCCGGGCCGAAGCCCGGCCGGGACGTCACGCGCCGATGACGAGCGCCTTCATGGCGTCCGGGTTCTTGACGCCGCCGCCCACGCGCTTCGTGCAGTAGAAGCAGATGTACGGCTTGTTGGTGTACGGATCGCGCAGGACGCGGAATCCGATGCGGTCGACCACCAGATAGGTCTCGCGCATGTCGCCGAACAGGATCGGGATGTTGCCGGCGCCGATGATCGGCATATCGGGAACGTCGACGATCGGCGCCCCGAGCAGCGTGCTCGGCTGGCCCACCTGGTAGCTCGGCTGCCACAGATAGCGCTTCTGGCTGTCCTGGAGCAGACGAACCGCCGCCATGGAGGTACGGTTCATGAACCACTTGGCGTTCGGCGAGTACATCGCCGGCAGATCGTAGACGATGTTCGACACCTGATCGGCGGTCAGCGCCGTCGCGTTACCACTGTTGCGGGTCAGGATGGCGCCCCACGGGTGGCGGGCCGCCGCCGCGCCGCCGGTAACATAGCCCAGCACGCCGAACGGCTTATTGGTGCCGTCACCGGACACGAAGGCAATGCCCTCCTGGCGGGCGAACTCGATGTCGATCTCGTTCGTCAGCCAGTTCTCCATGTCGACTTCGCTGTCGTCGAGCAGATCCTGCGACGCCGCGGCGTTTGCGTAGATCTCGCCCGGCACGAACGGCAGCGCGGTGAACTGCGGCGTGGAGGTCGCGGGCCGCGACGCCGTCTCACCGACCCAGCCCGAGCCGATCGAGCGATCGGTGAAGAGCTTGATGAAGCCGGCCTTGCTGATCGACTGGACCGTCGCCTCGGCGCGAAGCGGCGAGATCAGCTTGAGCCGGCCGCTGATGGTGCGGTCCCACTCCACCGGAGCGGTGTAGCCGCCATCAGCGGACGAGCCTTCCGACATGGCGGCGCGGACGCCGACCTTCTGCTCCGACTTGAGCTTGTCCTCCTGCTCGCGCGTGCCCTCGCGGACGAAGGAGCCGAACAGCTTGGAATATTCGGCATCCGGCACTTCACGCCCGCCGGGCCCGCTCAGCTTCGCCGCCGCCGCCGACTTGGCGGCCTCGTCCAGCGCCTTCTCCAGGTCGGTGAGGGTGCCGTCGATCTTGTTGAGACGCTCGGTCACCACGACGTCGTCGACCTTGGACTTCAGCTGCTCAGCGTGGCTGGCCTTGAACTCCTCGAACGCCGCGTTGAACTGCGTGAACATCGCCTTGACGTCGCTGGGCACCTCGGCGCGCACCGTGGCGCCGGTGATGGCGCGCGGCATTGCCGGGATGAGGATGCGGCCGGCGCGCGCCTCCGGCTCGCCCGACACCTCAAACTTCGAGAGGTCGATCTTGCTGAGATCGGTGGTGGGCAGGTTGAGCATCTGCTCGCGCGGGGCGAACAGGTTGCGCATGACGGTAGCGACCGCCGAGAGGCGGCCGAAAGACATCTTCTTCATGGTCGAAGCTCCTATGAGCGCATGGTCGCGAGCAGAGCGGCGAACCCACTCTGCAGTTCGGGATCGACAGCGCCCGGCGTGTCGACGGCATCGAGAGCAGCGCCCGGCGTGCCCTTGATCTTCTGAATTTTGGCGCGGGCCTCCGTGCGGGTGAGGCCCGCCGAGACCAGCTGAAGCTCCATGGCGCGAAGCTCGTTGACCGAGCGATCCGCCGCTTTCGTCTTCTCGTCCCGCGTGATCTGATCAGCGGGCAGCAGCGCGTCGGCGAAGCCCCGATCCATAGCCATCGCGCCCGACATGAAGGTCTCGTCGTCCATCCACTTCTGGATGTCGGCGATCGGCTTGCCCGACTGCTTGGCGTAGACCTGGGCCATCGCGAGGTCGAACGGCTCAAGGAAAGCCGCGACCTCGGCGAAGTCGTGCCGGTTTCCGACAGCGCCACACCAGCAATTATGGATCATCAGGAAGGCTGACGAGCCGATCTCGATCTTGTTGCCGGCCATGGCGATCACCGACGCGGCCGAGGCGGCCATGCCCATGACCTTCACCGTGATCGCCTGCGGGTGCTCGCGCAGGACGTTGTAGATCGCGAAGCCCTCGAAGACGTCGCCGCCGGACGAGTTGATCTGGACCTCGACGGGACGATCACCGATCGCGCGCAGCTGGGCGGAGACGCTCTTCGCAGTCACGCCGCCGCCGGTCCAGAAGTCCTCGCCGATGTCTTCAAGCATGGTGATGACATTGTCGCCACTGGCGAGCGCGGACGGGCGGATGCCGGCCGCCACGTCGCCCCAGCGCTCGACGATGCTGGGCTTCGTGAAGGCGGACACGCGCCGATCGGCAGGCACGGGCAGCGCGTCGGGGCGATCACGCCCATTGATCCGGCCGGCGACGGCGCGCGGCAGGGGCTTGTTGCCGGCCACGCCCGGCTTTCCGGGCAACGGGCGGCCTTCGATCGTCTTCGCGGCGCCCGGACGTGCCGGGACAGGCTTCGTATCAGCCATTTTTCGGGTCCTTCGGGTCGTTGGCCGGGTCTGGCGGCGCCTTGCTGACGGAGCGGGCAGGCAGCTTGTCGCCACCCTCAATCTTGTTCTGGTCGAAGTTCTGGCGGACCTCGTCGGTGGTCATCCACGGCGCTCCGCCGCCCATGCCGAGCGCCTTGGCGAAGAACTCGGCCTGATCCTTGAGCGAGCCGCGCAGGAGCGCGCCGGCATTGAACTTCGGATAGATCACCCCCTGTTCGGAGGCATCCATGCAGCGTTCGATCGCCTGTTCCCACGCCACGAACCACGCACCGAGGCAGTAGGTGACGAAGAACTGGCCCAATACCTCGACGCCAGTGCCCCAATTGGTCGTGTCGAGCATGAGAAGCGGCAGAGGCGTGCCGGTAAAGCGGGCCAGTTCCTCCGCCTGAAACTTGCGGGTCTCCAGATGCTGCGAATCCTTGGGGTTCGCGGTCGAGGGAACGTATTTCAGCCCCTCCTCAAGGATGAGCATCTTCTCGGCATTGTTCGCGCCGGAATAACGCTCTTCCAGCGTCTGACGCAGATGCTCGATCGCCTCTTCGCCGAGCGTCTGCTCGGTCTGGAGCGAGCCGCCCGCCATCATGCCGTTCTTGAACAGCCGGGACGCCGCCCGCTCGGACTGCACCGCGATCCCGAGCGCCTGGGTGGCGACATCGAGCAGGCCGATGCCACGAACGCCATCGCACGATGTCATCGCGCGGAAGTGGAAGATGTCGGAGGCGGGCAGGATCACCGTGCCGCCGCTCGGTCGGCTATACCGGAAGGTCAGTTTGAAGTCGTCGCTGAGCAGGGGCGTGACCGACCCGCGCTTCAGCGGAATCAGTGCCACGATCTTGTTGCGGAAGCCGCGGACGACCAGCGCATAGGCGTTGCCGTCGAGCAGGGCCGCCGCCTGCATGAAGCTCTTGAACTCCAGCGCCGTTTGATAGTCGTTCGGCTTGCGCTTGAGCACCGCGTAGAGCGGGTGGTCGGTCGCCTCCTCGGTGTCCCCGTTCGGCTTGTTGCGCATCAGATGGATGGGCAGCATGCCGATGGCCGAGCTGATCAGATTGACGGCGCGGAAGAACGTGCTGTTCCGCAGCGCGACGTGCTCGCCGATGTGGACGCCGGCCGCTGATTCCCGCCCACCGCCAAGGAAGACGGCGAGCCGGGGATCGCTCATGTCCTCGAACGTGTAGCCTTCGCTCAGCGGATTGGGCTCGTATGCCCAGTCCGCATGCACGGCGACGCCGCTATTGTGGCCGATCGGCGCCGCGGTCGACACGACACCAGAGGAGGTCGAGCGCCGGTATCCCGCCGCCCGGCGGTAATCGTCGGGAGTAGCCATTCTCTCTCCCTCAGATCATCAACGGGCCGCGCGTGGCGTAGACCGACTTCTTTTTCGGCTTCTCGTTCATCGCCGCCGCGCCGGCAGCCATGGCGATCGTGACAATGCCATCAATGCGACCGCGCGAGCGCTTCTTGTCGAATGCGCGGTTTTTCTGGCCGTCTTCAACCAGCGCCGCATTAGCGGCGCACATGTACGTCACCGGCGATGCGTCGATCACGACCGACTTATGCAGGATCCGATCTTCTAGTTTCTCGACCGACCGGGGCATGCACAACTGCTTGTCCTCAAACATCACCCGAGTGCCCTGGGCATGCGCGATCAGCTTGAGCCCTTTGCCATCAGGCTTGCCCGGCCCCTCATATCGCCAGACCGGAAACCCGATTTCTTCGCACGCGGCGATAAAGTCGGCGATGCCGGCCGGATCGAACGCGAGGAACTGCACGTCGTGCTCGGCGCAGATTTCTGCGACCCTGGCAGCGACAAAGGCCTTGTCGATCACGGCGCCGGGCACTGCGGTCAGATATTTCTCTTCGACCCAGTCCTCATACGGCGCCTGATCGCCCTTCGCCCGGTCCGGAAGTCCCTGCCGAGTGGTCCAATACCAGTTCTTCACCCGCAGTATGGGCCTATCGTCCCATGCCGCTGTGAGCGCGGTAAGATCGTTCTTCTGGCTGAGGTCGAGGGACAGATAGCAGGGCTTGCCCGCCATCGCCTTCACGTCGACCGCACCCTGCACTTCCGCCCAGGCCTCTTCGTCGATCCAGAAGTCGGCTGCGCCCGTCGGGATGCCGAAATATAGGCGCTTGGTAGACGATGCCGTGGAGATGAGTGTCCGAGCGGACTGGACCATCTCCCGGATGTTCTCGATCGGGTACGTCACGCCCAGCGCGGGCAGAGCCTTCGGCCAGGCGGCCTCGTTGTCGAAGATGTTTTCGCGGTCCGCCTTGTCGACACGGGCGATGAACGAGAAGGCGCTGTCGTCCTTGGCCTCGCCCTTGGCGACCTTCTGGTAGAATTGCGAGTAGGCGGTGCCGACGATCTGGGAATCGGCCGGCGTATTCGTGCCGAGGATGATCATGGCGTTACCCGGCATCTTGCCGATAGCGCCCTTCCATGTTTCGATCGAATAGTTCGACTTAAACTCATGGATCTCGTCGGCCAGCACCGCCACCGGGCGGGGTCCGGAAATCGCTTCGCCGTTCGCCAGCGCCTGAAACTTCGAATGGCTGTCGGGGTGCTCGATCTTCCAGGCGTTATCCAATTCGCCGCGGATGATGACTTCCCCGCGCGCCTCAAGCGTATCGCCGTCGTCGCATTCCGGTATTGTCGCGCGACACATGGCGACGGCGTCGCCGAATAGAACGTTCGCGGTCTTCTTGTCCTCGCCGATCGCGTAGACCTCGGCGCGGGGAATGCCACACCATCCCATCATGTAGACGCCGAGCGCGCCCATCAGCGGCGATTTGGCCTGCCCCTTTCCGGTTTCCAGCCAAGCGCTGCGAAACCGCCACCGGTCTCCGACCGTGTACCAGCCGAACAGGCTACCGACGACGAAGGTATGCCAGCTTAGCGGGTGGAACGGCTTGCCTGCCATTGCGCCGGCAGTGACGGAAAAGACGGCCGGCAGAAATTCGAGTGCATCGGCAGCGCGATCCGGGCGCCATTCCAGGCCGCGCTTATGACCATCCTGCAGATCGCGCAGATGGCGCTGCGCGGATGCCTTCACGAACTCGCCGACAACGATCTTTCCGGAGACCGCTGCCTGCGCCCAGGCGGTCGTCGGGTCCTCGGCGTCGAGGAAGCTATTTTGCAACGGGCTTCAGGAAGCGATCTGCACCAGTCCGCTTCGCCACACGGCGCTGCACCTTCGCCACACCATTACGACGGCGAGGCGCAAGCCCGAGCTCCGCTTCGATGGATGCGGCGGCAGCAGCAGATTCCTTCATCACAGTGAAGTGCGGACTTACCCGCGCGATCGACTTCGGATTGCCGCGCTTTGGCTTCGCGACGCCGCCCAACTTGCCTGCGTCCGCCGCCGCGCGATCATGAACGACGTAGGTGATGACCAAGCGCAGCAGCGCGTGTGCGTTTGCCGGCGAAAGGATCTCCCTATCGCGCATTTCGGTCGTGAGCCGACGCCAATGCTCGGCAGCATCTGCCTTCTCGGCCGCCGTCTTGAGAAAGCGGCTCCAGTCGGGCTCTTCGACGATGATGCCAGTTCCGTCGATCGCGTTCATGGCGCCTCGCAATCAGGCGATTTTGCCGCCAACTTTTTACTTGGAAACACATCTCAGTGCGTACGGCGGGACGATGCGGTGTCCGACCCCTGCGGCGGGAAAGTTTGCCCCCCCCGGCGGGGTTGACAGTCAACGAGGTTGACCAATCGATGCCCGCCGAGGTTGACAGTCAACCGGCTTGACGATCTCGACGCGCGCGGTTCCACGGGTGGTCGATGTCGGTCGGTCGGCCGTCTCGCCCGATGCCACGCGCCTCGATGGGCGCGGCGTGCCCGAACTGCTCGGCCGTCACGATGTCGTGGCACGGCTCGCACAGGTTGCGGGTGTTCTCGTCCACGTCCTCGCCGCCCAATGCCAGCGGCTGGATGTGGTCGACCCGCGTGGCGAGCGTGGTGCGCCCGGCCTCAAGGCAGCGCTCGCACAGCCCATTCGATCGGCGAAGGCGGCGTGCCCGCATCTTCTGCCCAGCGCGGCCACGGACGCGCTCACCCATGGTCGTACCGTACCTGACGCGACAGGCCGCGCAGATCATCGCCGATCAGTCGGTCGAGCAGCTTCAGCGCGTCGCCCTTGGCATGGTAACTGTTCGTGGGGTCACGGCCGCCGGGCACGATGCTACGGACCTGATCACGGACCTCGATCAGTTCGGCCAGGACATGAGCGGTCTGCGACGCGGACAGCGGCATCGACGCACTCCGGATGGTGGAGCGGCCAGTCGGACTCGAACCGACATCATCAGCTTGGAAGGCTGAGGCCCTACCGTTGGACGATAGCCGCTAACAGAAGCCCGCGCTCGGCGGCGGAAACATGGACCGGAAAAGCGGACCGCTTTCGCATGGTCCAGAGACGAAAAAGCCGCCCTGAGAGGCGGCTTTATGTGCGCTGGGCACAATTGTGGAAGCCCCTTTTTGCAGTTTTTCGGGGCCACTGCAAGAGGCTATCAGGCTGCCTCCGCCATTTCCGCAACGCGCTGACGAACGATTGCAGCGATCTCGGCCCACGGCCGGAGATAGCCGTTGTCGTCCAGGAACGCCGCGTCGACCGGCGGCAGCAGGTAGGGCTCGTCGGTTTGCTCGCGGCCCGCTTCGATCGCCCTTGCCAGCTGATAGCTTGCGCGTGGCGGCAACGGATCGTCATTCAGGCCGACCGGCATATACGGCGCCGTCGCCGCGTTCATTGCATCCACGACAGCCTGGTCGACGGCAGAGAAGGCGCGCGCCACGCATAGCGGCCAACGGTCGATCGATTCGACCAGCAGGCGCTTCGCTTTGCGCTTGTGGACGCGATAGCGCCGTGCGGCCACCGAATAGCCGATGGCATCGCCGACGATCATGTCGAGCACCAAGGCTTTCGGCGCCGGGATCAGATCCCGCCAGATGGCATAGGCCCGGTGCATGCGGACACGGTGGATCCGCTCGGCGATAGCCGGCGATCGACGCGACTGGTCGACCCGCGCTTCAAGGCTCGCGACCTTCACCCCGACATCAGCCTCGATCGAGCGGTAGACGTTGGCGATCTGCGCTGCCCATTCACGCTGATCCTTCGTGATGGTGCCGTTCCGCTCAAGCTGCTCCAGACCGCCCGAATGGGTGCTGTCCGCCGCCGCCAGTGTCTCGGGGGTTCCGGCCTTGCCAAGGTAGCGATCGGCAGCTGCGTCCGCTTGGCGGCGAGCGCGCAGGATGCCGGCCTTCTTGGTTTTCCATTCGGACCTCGACATGCCGGCTGGCTTTTTCGGCATGGGTTCGGGATCGGGCTTCCCGCCGAGCACCAACGTCTCAACCCGCTGCCGCTCGCGCTTCCGCGCCACCTCGATATGCGCCTTGCGCGCCTCGAAGCGCTGCACCGCCTCAGGGTTCTCCGCATAGCGACGCGCGAGATCCGCCCGCGCCGCGGCGATGCGCTCCGCCTTCGTCGGCACCCGATCCTCGTTCACATCCACCCCCACGTTAAACCCCATCGTCACTGTCGGAACCGACAGTGTCCTTTCCGCGCTTGCCCCAGAGTTTCTCAGCCAACAGTTCCGCCTGCTTGGCGTCGGCCCAGCTATGGAACCACTTCGGATTGAGCAGCACGATGCCTTCGCGATGCCAGGCCGCAGCAGCGGCACGCCGAGCCATCGCGTCGTCGGCTTCGTGGCCCAGAACGGCAAACGGCGCGAGTGTGGAGCGCATCAGCACACCTCAGCGGTCGAAAGGTTTTGGCGCTTTTGGCGCTTTTGGCAGAGGCCCCCAGCCCGCCTCGCTATCTCTTTGTAAATAGATAGATAATCTACTTTGATGCTAATCCTATAGAGAGAGGGGGACTTCCTCGCGCTGAGGGCCGGTGACAGACGCACGGCCGCTGCCAAAACTGTCAAAACTGCCAAAACCATCATCGTCCGAACTCCCAAAGAGGAATGGTAGGACTGTCGGCATCCTTGCCGTGCCCCCAGCCTTGGCGGCGGAACCAAGCGCGCCCGGTTTCAGTCCGCACCACGGCATCGTCCGGCGTGAGCGCAAGAAGTTCGCGACCCTGAAGCCAGACCGCTAGCCCAGAGAAATCCCAACTATCCTTGGCGCCGACGCCGAACAGATCGAGATCTGTCCAGCCCAGCGCCAGCGCCTTTTCCGCCCATCCATCACGTATCAAACGGACGGCATCGCGCATTACGGCTGACCAATCAGCCACACTCGCCACCTTCGGCGGCGCACGATCTCGAGACAAGCGCTCGATCCTCTCTGTGAGAATTTCGAGAGGCTTTCGTTCTGGGGGCGGCGAGATGGTTGCGTTATGGCTCGACGCCAATTTATCGGCCGCGACCTTCCTCCAGCTATCCATGCTTTGCCTCATGAACCGCAGGGTTGACGAGGAAGTCGCTTTTGGGCCGACCGTTGGTATTCGGGTCTCGAAGGCGCCGAAGCCACCCTGCGTCTATAAGGTTTTCGATCGCGGCGTCGGCCGCACCCTCTTTCTTCAGCGTCGGCATTCCAGAGGAGCGCTTTATCTCGCGCAGATTGATGATCTCGGCCTTGGTTTTGAGGATATGGCGCGCCAGGATTGCCCCGTCACGCTCGGCCGGTGGCCTAGCCGCGTCTCCGAACACGCGGAGCGCCGTAGGTTTGGCATAACTTTCGGCGAACTCGATTGCGGCCATCAGTGATGTGATGCTGATCTGATCCGGTTCCGGCCCCTGCGGGCCGGCTGCCCACTCGATCAGTTCTGTGACGAGCGCGAGACGAAGGACGGTTCCGCGCAATTTGCCGCAAAAGCCTTTGTAAAGACTTGCCGCGTCTTGAACGGCTGCACTCTGGTCGTTCACCCACGCTTCGAAGATGTCGCTAGCGTCGGGATGAAGCGGCAGCACGACCGGGATTGCCTGATCATATTCGTCGTGATCGCAGTGCAGCGCCTCCACGCGTCTGTAAATTCGCTCAAGCAATGCGAGGTCTGCTATCTGTCGAGGTCGGGTAAACGGGATCGGATCGGGCCATGCCCAAAGAAACCGAGCAACGAGGCCGTCATCAGAGGCATTTAGCAAGCACTCGGACAGCTTTTCCGGCTGAATACCGCCGAGAACTGTCACGCCGTTGAACGTGATTGATAAGGGCACCTTACTGGACTTTCGATCGACGACATAGGATCGACCGCCATAGGCTTCGAGCCAGAACTCGCGGCCGCCTGGCGCATAGCGATCAAAGCTCATCAGCCACCCGGCCAACTCGTCGCGAAAGTGCATAAGACCGTTCGGATTGCCCGACAGAAGTTCAGCAAGCGCCTCGGGGGTCGTATCTTTGACAACCAGCCTACGCCTGATCGGGTCATCCGGTAGGATCGCCTCGTCGGGCATTGGCGGCGTCGCGAGATGCTCTTTTGTGGCGGCCTTGACCGCCTCCTGCCAGCGCGCCCTTTCGGCCTTTGCTCGTTCGAGTTTGGCTTCATGCAGGGGTAAGGAGGACTTGTGTGCGGCAGTATAGTCCCGTTCGATGTCCTCAAGCCCACTGATAGCGGCTTCAAGCCCGGGAGATTTGTTGGTTGAGGGGTCGCCGACGCAAGCAGTCCAGATGATGCATGGCTCGCGCCAGCTCGTCGAAGATGCGAACGGCTGAACTCGACGCTTCGCACCAACCAGGGCAGTGACGCACGCGATGAAACTCATCGCCGAATAGTCGACGGGGCAACCTGCGCCGGCAGCCAAATCGACGACCAGCTGCCACGCAGAGCCGAACATTTCGCGGGGCAGTATAGCGGCAGCGCCGCGACCGGCCGACAGGATCGACATGTCAAGCGCGGCCCAGCCGGCGCCCTCCGCATCGTTATAATTTTGCTGGAAGGCCGTCGCGCTCACCGGGCAATCCCCCGGAGCTGGTCGTTCCAATCCTTGAAGCGCGCATCGGGCCACATGATCCGGATCAAATATCCTCGCTCAGTCAGGGCCAGTGCCGCGCGCTCGACGGCGGCGCGGCCGGGCCCGTCATTCTGACCGGCGATCACCACGCGCTTGACGGTGGCGGGAAACTCCAGGACCTCCATGTTGGCGGTACCGAGCGCGGCCCACCATTCGACGTGGGGCAGTTCCTGCGCGAGGGTATGGCAGTCTTCCGGTCCTTCGGTGATCCCGATTTCCTCGGGATCGGGGCGACGGTTCCCCATCTTGATCGCGCCACCGCGGTACCGCCCGAGGGTCAGCTTTGACTTGCGCGGCTTCGCCCAGCGCTTGTCCATCCCGTCGTTGCGCAGGAATATGCGCTGGATAGCGACGACCTGATCCTCGCCGTCGGTCACGGCGCCGATCAGCGCCGACATGCAGGGGCCCCACTTGCCGTCATCATCCTTGCCGGCGGGCACCATGCCGAACCGGAAGGATGGCGGGATATTGGCGGTGATGCCGCGCGCCTGGCGGAGATAGGTTTCCGCCGGGGTGCCGTGAGGATCGATCGCCGCCGCCCAGAAGGCTCGAGCCTCGTCGATAGCCGCTTGCCGCTCGGCCTGATCCTCTGCGGCGCGCTGGGCGCGCTGCGCCGGATCCACAGTCGGGAAGGATTCGTTCGTCAGCGCCTCATAGGCTTGCTGGAAGGTCAATCCTTCGTGCTGAATGAGGAACTGGAAATGGTCGCCGTGCGCGCCACAGCCGAAACAATGGTAAAAGCCCTTGGCGTCATTGACGCGCAGCGATGGCGTCCTTTCCTTGTGGAAGACGCATAGGCCCTGCAACTCGCGGCCGGTCTTCTTGAGCGTGGTGTGACGGCCAACGATGGTCGACAGATCGACCTTGGACTTTGCCTCCTCGACGCGTCGGCGAAACTCCGCCTCATCGGCGGCAGTGCGCGGCCGGCGATTGCCGGATGGATAGCGCCCCCCTGCCATGGCCGTCAGGCCGCGATCGAGTTATTGGCAGCCTCAGGCGCAGGGTAGAAGTCCGGCCGTGAGATATGACGTGGAATGCCAAGAGCTTCCTCGACCCTCAGTGCATATTGAGCCGAAAGCATCGGCTCCGCGCGGGCGAGCATCTGCGATATCGCGGCTTGCGTGCAGCCGCAGATGGCAGCCAGCTTGGATTGGCTGCCAGCGAGGCTGATCGCCTTGCGCAATGCCGCTTCTGGGGTGGGGGCGTCCATAAGTATGGTTATGCCGCAACGATAATTTAACTTCAATAGCTTCCTGTAGGCCGCACCTATAAGGATACTAATATGCGAACCGACCGTATACGCGAACTCATGGAGCACAAGGGGCTCAGCCAAGCCGATTTGGCGCGCGAGGCGGGGATCTCCCAGCCAGCGATCCAGCAGATATTGAATGGCACCACGATGAGAACGAGGCGGCTACCCGAGATCGCCCGAGCGCTCGATGTGACAGTGTCCTTCCTGATGGGATACACGGACAACAAGGACGAGCACGCTTTCGAGACTAAACCATCTCCGGAAGAGATGGCGCTGGAGCTTGGCGTCACCCGTGTGCGACAGGTTCCCGTCGAATACGGCATGGGCGGCGGGACGTACATTGAGGACTATGTCGAGGAGAAATACTCATTCTTCGACAGCGAGTGGATACAGCAAATCACCGACAGCCCTGCCGCGAGCTTGTTCGTTGCACGGGGCATTGGCGACTCAATGTTTCCGACCTTGCACGACAGCGACTCTCTCCTGGTTGACCGAGCGCAGACGCGGATAATGCAACAGGACCGCATCTGGGCGCTCACCTATGGCGACGTGGGGATGATCAAACGCGTTCGGAAGCAACCGCGCGGAACGTTCCTGATCATGTCCGACAGCCCGCACGTCAGCGATTTTGAGGCAGATGCCGCTGACGTTCACGTCATCGGCCGCGTCATATGGATAGGCCGCCGGGCGTAGCCATAAGAAAACTATTGACCGTTTACCAAAAGTAAACTTATCATCCTGCCATCGACACAGCGGCTGCGCGCCAAGTGTCGGCAACGGCGGGAAATGACTGATCGCGAACCGGCGCCTCCGCGGAGGGCCACCAGCGTGAGGCTCTGATCCTGCCACATCAAGCAGGAGAAGGCCCATGCCGGCCAGCGTCATCAATTTCCCGACGAATAGCGAGGGCAATCGGCCCGCTCCCCGTCTCCCCGCCACGCGCGGCAGCCTGGCCGCTCTCGCTGCCCGCCCGGCGCCCCTGTGGGCGCGCCTGAAGTTCCAACTCGGGCTCATGATCGCCGCCCTTGAGCCCTGGTACGAGTGGGGGCCCGCAGGCATCAGCAGCGTCCGCGACGAGACCGGCGGCGACGGCTGGTACTTCACTATCGATTGGCTGGGGCTCCACCTCAGCATCATGGGCGGCCGCACGCCAAAGCAGGTGCGGTCGTGAGCGACATCACCACCATGGCAGTGGCCTACGGGCGTCTCTACGAGCACTATCAGCAGGTTCACGAAAACCTGCCCGATGCCGCGGCGTCGGCGCGGCGATCGGTCTGGCGCGGCGTGTCCGAACTCGCCGCCGCGATCATGCGATCCCCACCCACCGATCTTGGCGACATTGCCCTCCAGCTCGGCCTCGCCGCCGCTTGGATGGACATTGTCTGCGAGGGGTTGGACGGGGATAATTCGTTCGCCCAGCACATCGGACGCGGCGTCGAGACGGCTGTTTCGAACGCGACGATCTTCCTTGCCCGGACGCAGGAGCACCTCCCCGTAGAAGGCGAAGCGCTCGACGTCCTCAACGACCTCTATGCTCAAATCGTCGTCTACACTCAGAACGCGGGGAGGGTGGCATGAACATCCCCACACTCACCGATGACGATCTGATAGCCGACTTGCGCGATCACCGCGTTGAGGGTCCGATTGATGCGGACTTTCTCGCCCAATACCGGCTCGATCGTGAGTATATCGACGCCCTGATCGGCGATGACCGTAAAATTGGGCGCATCAAGCGGTCCGCCCAGCGTGTCGGCCTGATGCCAGTTGCGGATGCGGGCGACCAGAGGCTTGTCGATGCGTGGCAGCGTTTCAGCGCGGCTCGCGCCGCGATCGAGGCGACCGGGCCGGACGCCTCTGCGGAAGTCGATGCGCCGCTGGAAGCGATAGTAGATGCAACCGACGACATCATCTGCCTGTCCATTCCGGCCGGGCTCGAAGGTGTCCGGGTCAAGCTACTGCGCTCGCTTGTGACAGGCATTTATACGGGTGCCCTGGGGCGCTGGGCTGAGCCGCTGGTCTACTCCGGTGATTTCGTAACGCTGTTTTCGCGCGCTGAGGAACTGGACTACGAGTGGCGCTTGCTTGTCGATGCGCTCGCGGGGCTTGATCGCCTTTCGTCGGACCCGCACATGGGCTGGCTCGCTGAACGAGACGCCATCTGGTCGGAATACAACGGTTACACGGACGACGACGAAGCTCGGGACGAACCGCTGGTCGCAGCGGGCCGAGCACTTGAGCAGCGGATCATCGATACTCCCGCAACCACTCGCGATGGCATTCTCGCCAAAGCGCTGCTGATCGTCGGCGCCGCCGCGATACCGGGCGATGATCCCGATCCGATCAGGGTCTTCAACGAAGCCAAGGCCATGGGCCTGATGGAGTGGATGGCATGATCGCGTCCCATCAAACCACCCCCGCGCCGGAGGTGCGCGAGTGGAGTTACCTGCGCACCGCCTACGAGCAAGCCCGCAGCGCAGAGCGCGCCTATGACGCCGAGAACATCGATCCCAAGGTGGATCGCTTGGAGGATATTCCTCACGACGTCTCAGAAGAAAGCGAGCGGCTCGCCGATGTCCGTGATGCTGCGGAAGACGCGCTGATGGCGTATCCTGCCCCTGACGCAGCCGGTTTCGCGCTCAAGTACATGATCGCGCACGGCGCTGGTCGCTACACCGATTGTTGGAACGGCTTGCTGGAAGCGGATGCTCGGCGCCTCATCGAAAAAGAGGCGAACACCTCGTTCGAGGCGGCGCACGCCGAGTTCCTACGTCTTCGGGCGATTGAACTGGCGTTCACCGAAACCAGCTCGCTAGCCATGGCCGACGCATTCGATGCGGCCATCGAAGCAACGCAGGCCGCGTTCGATGCGATGCTGGCGATTCCGGTCGCGAGTGCGCGGCATGTCGGCGCGAAGCTCGCCGCAATGGTCGAGTTCTATGATCTGCCCGCGATCGGCATCGACCGCGACCTCTTTGCGGTCGTGACCGCCGAGATCGACACCATCCTTCTCGGAAAGGATGCGGCATGATCCAGCAGTGCAATACGTGCCGCTTCTGGCTCTTCGCCGAAGATGGCGGCGATGACGATGGCGGTCGCCCCTATGGCTGGGGATGGTGCCGTCGCAGTCCGCCCCAGCTGAGCGAGCGCATGTCCGGGATGTTGATCCCGAGCCTCGGCAATCGCAGCGATAACTACGACCCGGAGGACGTTGCGACCGTCCAGAGGGTCTCAGACAGCTCGCTCTTCCCGGCAACTTGGCATGACAAGTGGTGTGGCGACTTTGAGCCGGCCCCGTCGCCGCGCGCCGATTGGGATGCAGCCCTCGCGGACATGCAGGAAAAGAAAGCTGCATGGGATCGCTGGTGCGCCGAGGATAACAACGATCTCGCCGTGCCTGCCTGCGATGCCTGGGCGGCGGCGCAGGACCACCTCGTCGAGAAGGTTCGCGCGCCCGATGCGGAGGCGCTCGTCGCAAAGTTCGAGATGGCGCGGGAGCGCTGGGACGGATTCACTATCCCTGACGAATGGCTCGACGCCTTCGCCGCTGACGCCCTCACGCTGGCGGGGAAGGCGGCATGACTTTGATCACAATATCGTCAATCCGGCGCGATGGGGGCACTCAGCCGCGCGACCACGTCAGCCTGGAGGTCGCCAAGGACTACGCCGAGGGGATAGCTGACGGCGCCAAATTTCCGCCAGTGACGGTGTTCTACGACGGAACTGAATATTGGCTCGCCGACGGCTTCCATCGGGTCGAGGCGCATGACCTCCTAGGCCTGACGGAAATCGATGCGGACGTGCAGCAGGGTACCCGGCGGGAGGCGGTCCTGTTCTCGGTCGGCGCCAACGCAGCACATGGATATCGCCGCTCGAACATGGACAAGCGCCGCGCCGTCGTCACGCTGCTGAACGACCCCGAATGGGCGCAATGGAGCGATCGTGAGATAGCGCGTCGCTGCCATGTCGGACGCGACCTCGTTGGAAGCCTTCGCCCCAAGCCAGTCACTGTCGGAACCGACAGTCAGGTTCGCACCTACCTGGATCGGCACGGCAACGCGTCGCACATGAAGGTCGGCGCGATCGGCAAGAAGGCGGCCGCTCTACCGGTGATCGCTGGCCGCCAAGCCGAGCGGAAACCCGATCCGTCATTTGCGACGAGCGATGAGAGCAGGATCTCCACCGCCGCGCGCATCACCGGACTCAGTAACCGCCATCTCGCCGAAATGGCACGCGACGGCGAGATCGAGGGCGCGCACAAAGATGCGGGCTCATGGGTATTCCCGACGCCCGCGCTGACAGCCATGGTCGAGAAAGCCGAAACGCCGCCGCCCGACCCGGAGCCGCTGGTGTACGATCACGCGGCCAATGCGCCGATGATGGCGACGATCGACCGCATCGAGGCTCTGATCGAGGGGCCGAGCCCGGCTGAGATGCTGGCTTGGTGGCGCGCGTACCTCGGCGCCGGCTTTGCCGATGGCGCGATCACCGGCGCCTTCGACTGGATGCGCGACTTCCACGCAGGTTTCCCCGCCGCCGAACAGGCACGCCGGGCAAGGCTCGACGACCTGAATGAAAGGACAGCCCAAGATGTCGTTAAATAAGATCGTCGCGGAAGCGACCGAGGCGCACGACGCCAACGGCGTTATCGACCGAGCCGCCGCCATCACCGATGCGGTCCCGAAGGTGCTGGCCGACAAGGAACTCACCGAGATGTGCGTCCGTGGCCACGTCTCGAAGCTGATCGCATCCAACGTCAAGAGCCGCATGAAGGAGCGCGTGCAGGCAGATCCGCGCCAATCGTCCTTCTTCGGGCTGCGCGACCATCACGTCGTCGACGATGGCGAGGGTCAGATCAAGCATACCAGTATCCTGACGCGCATCGAGTTCGTCGGTCTGATCAAACTGCGACAGGACCAGGTGAACGCGGATCTCGCCTATCTGGCGAAGCTGCGCGCGGCCGAGCGTGATACCCGCGAGATTTGGGATCGCCACCCCGATTGGACGTGGGGGCAGGTCGAAGCCGACCATGCACGCCGCCACGCGAGGGCGGCATGACCGTCATGACGAACGTCGCCTTCATTCGCCCGGAGATGGCCGACATGATCGACCCCGCATCTCTCTTGCCGTCGCCGCCGGTCAAGAAACCGGAATGGCCGGAGCAGCTGGGTTCGCCGCCCTCGATCGAGATGCGGCACCCGAATGAGTTGCAGATCGACGACAGCTATCAGCGTCCCATTGATACACCGGCATCACAGACGCTCATCAAGCGTATCGCGCGCGGCTGGGACTGGCGGAAGTGCCAGCCGCTTGTCGTGTCCCGCCGCGACGCAGGCCTGTTCGTCATCGACGGTCAGCACCGGCTTGAGGCGGCGCTGATGCGGAATGCTCATTTCGATCGGGACGATATCCGATTCATCCCCTGCTGCATCTCAACCTACGCGAGCGTTGCCGAGGAAGCCGCAATGTTCGTCGAGATGAACCGCGTCCGCAAGAAAATCAGCTTGCTCGACGATCACCATGCGGCCGTCGCAGCCGGCGATGAGGACGCCATCGCCATCAACCGGATCGTGACCGGAGCTGGCCTGAAGGTCTCCCGCCGCACCGGTTCCCAATCATGGGTGCCAGGCGAAGTCGCCTTCACGGCCTCGATCGGGAAAATCGCGCGAAAGCACGGCGAGAAAGTCTGTGCTGACGCTATGCGGCTGATTGCCGAGGCCTTCCCCGGCGAGGTGTTGAACGCAGGTGCTTCCGTGTTCCGTGCGCTCACCAAGCTCGCCGTCGCGGGCGAGGCGCTGGATCATAGTCGCCTGTTCCGCGCGCTTCAGCGGTTCGACCAAAAGGGCTGGGCCAGTTTCGTGCTCGACATCAAGGGCGGCGGTGAGGATCGCGCCTTGGCACTCCGGCAGGCGCTGCTGATGGCTTACGAGGAGGCGGCATGAACATGATCGCCATGATCGCGGCGATCGACCCAATCTACGGACGCATCGCCCGCGTAGTGCCTCGCACGATCGATCCCATGCTTCGCGAGGACATCTTGAGCGATGTCTACCTCGCCATCAGGGAAGGCGCTCTTCACCCCCGCGACATAGAGGGCCGCTCGGGCAAGTTCGTCAGCGCAGCATTCAAGGCGTTTCGCAGCCATTGGGGCGACATCAGCCTCGACGCGCCGCGGGGCTCGGACAGTGATCTGACGTTGATGGACACACTGGTCGACGACCAGGCGCTGGAAGCCTTCGATCGCATCTTCGAGGCGCTTTCATGACCCGCGAAGCCGAGATCCTTGCCAGCGAGCAGATGCGAGACCGGATCGCCGAGGACATGGAGGTCGAGGCGCAGCGCCGCGATGCGCGCGGAAATAGCAACGGCCGGAAGCAGGCCGCGCTCCTCCGCGCATGGGTGCGGCGCATCCTCGACATGCCCGGCCGGCTCGCCGTCCACGTCCAGCAAGAGGACATGAGGCAATGACGCTTTCGCTTATCCCCAATAGGTGCCGGAGCCGTGGCTGTCGGCGCTGGACCAACCACCCGTCCGGTATGTGCAATGAGCACGAGCCTGGCTTTGCCCGGACTGACCCCGGCGGGGTCATCTCTATTGCGCATGGCGAGGAAGTCGCGCGCGATGCTCAAGTTCACCGCAATAGCGCTCCGCAACCTAGGGTCGCGATGTTCGAGATACCCGCCGACCTGCTGCGGAGGATCGCCGATGCCTAAGCACGATACAGAGCATCTGTCGCCTGACGACAGCCCGGACTGGAGCCAGAACGATCGCTGGCTGGCGGTGATCGACCACATGTTCGACCTGTCGAAGAGGCTGCCGGACGAGCACTGGATGATCGCCTGCGCTCAGAACCTCGCTGCCGTGATCGTCGAGATAGAGGACGGGATCACCGAAGAGCAGCAGGCGGTGCTGATGGGTATCGGCGCCTACATCATCCGCGAGGGCCGCAAGGAGTTTCGCGCCTCGATCCAGACGCTGGTCGGGCTGGGCAAGATCAAGCCTACAAAATGACCGAAAAATATAACTCGAAATATTCTCGATGGGAGGCCGCATTGACCGACAACACACAGCCGATCGAGGCGGCGCCCCTCGATGGCCGATGGCTTCTCGTTCGCGATCCTTCCCGCAAATACCCGGTCACTCAACACGGGCCGTGGGTTATCGCCAGTCGCTGCGACATCGGGAGCGGTTGGTGCGATGACGAAGGCAATGAGGTCGAGCCGACGCATTGGGTTCCGCTGCCCGATCCACAGCCCGAGCCGACGAAGTGGTTGCCGGCCGAAGGCACGATTTGCATTGAGGAGATCACCGGCGACGGCTGGACGAGCAACGGGAAGCCGGTCACGGTTTCGTGGCGCTGGCTGATCTACATCGAGAGGCCGGACGGGTCCTTTGACGAGTATCGAGATCAGGATCTGGCGAACACATTGGAGCAGGCGCAAGCGATCGTCGCGCAGCGCTGGACTGATCGCTATTCGTTGCCCGTCGTCGTTCGCCCCTTGGAGAGCAAGGTCGTCTCCCTGCCGACGAGGGCCAAGCGCTTGCCTCCACCAAGCGGGCCGGAGGCAGCATGATCCACACTGACGCCACGATCGAAGCGATCATTACCGAGGTCCGTACTCGCATGCCGACGTTGGAGCAGATGTCAGCGCTGCCCGACGATGGCACCATGGGGCCCGACGTGACGATCCCGGCTGTGTGGATGCACCTGCTGTTGCAGCACATCCGGCATCTGGCCGCGCAGCGCAGAACCCTCGAACTGGAGAGTGCCGGCGCCCTTCTGCGCCGCGACTCGCCCATGACCGACGACGAAACTGGTGATTATGCCGGCGCCCTCGCCGATCACGCCATCCACGCATGCGCCGGGCCTATGGAGGGCGCCTCTGTCTTGATCCAGGGCGCTGTCGCGATCCTTGTGGCAAGCCTCCCGCCTGCCGGCGTGATCGATGCGCTTAGCAATATCGTGGACATATTCGACCTGCGCGCGACGCTCGGGATGGAGGCGACGATCCAATGACCACCGCTCCCGAAGGGAAGGCGGGCTTCTGGGCCAAATGCCGGGCCTGCGGCCACTGTTGGATCGCGGCCTATCTCCCGATGGAAATCATCGCCGCCTGCAAGCTGATCGGCGCCGCTCGGTGCCCGGTGTGCGGTGACAGCCGTCCGGTGATGCCGAAGCAGGACAGCGGCGTCCTACTGGAGGAAGCATGACCGCCGGCACCGCATGGGCCATCGCCTTCGTCGTCTGCATCTGGATCGGGTGGCCGCTCCACAGCATTGCCGACGAGCTGCGCAAGCTTCGCCGGATGGCGGAGCGGGGGAGACATCAATGACCCGCGTCACCATCAACGGCATCACGGCCACCGTCGCCACGCCCGAGGAGTGCGAGAAGGCGGATGTCGTGGTCTGCGCCCGCAAGGGCACGCCGACGCCGTTCACCGACAATCTGGAAGCGCCGTGCAGCGTGTGCGGTGCGATCCTGATCCACCGGCCGCACGCACCGACGCGGCCTCCCAAAATGTGCATCGAATGCGCCATGGAGATGGCGGGAGCGACCAAGCAATGACCACCAGCGCCTATGACCGCGCCGCCGAGGCGCTTGCCGCCGGCACCCCACTGAGCCGAGCGGTCGACAGCTTCGTCCGGATCGCGGAGGTCGAGGAGCGCACGGGCCTGCACCGCGCGACGATCTATCGGAAGATCAAGGCGGGGACCTTCCCGGCTCCCGTGCGCCTCTCCGTCAACTGCTCGGCATGGTATGCCACCGATGTCGCGCGGTGGTTTGCTGCCCCCGAATCGTGGACGGCGGATGCGGCCTGACACCTGTCCCAAAATAATTGGGGGCATCCTAGGGGCATCCTATTGGATGATATTCGCAGAAACGGCGTAAAACTGCGAAAAACGCCTTTCATTGTGGCGGGCACCCTCTCCGCCAAAACGTCCCTAGAATAGCCATTTTTAGACTTCCTTGGCCGCTGTTCCCTGCTGTGTTCCCTGCTCAATGCGGAGATGCTGGTGGACATCGGGAGACAGTTCGTTGTGGA